CACTGCCAACATCTTGTCACGGAACATAATGTGTTCACGGCGTGCGAACTCACCTTGCTCGTCTCTAAAGATAGAAGGCTCATTAGGACAGTAACGGATGGCTCGAACACGTCCTGTGCCCTCGTCAAAGATTGTTACTTCTGATGGGATTTTACATACGATACCACCGCCCTTGATTACTTCGTAAACAGTGGTGGTAGAAGGGTTGTATGATTGCTTGATCTTGAAGCTAGACTTAGCTTCTTGAGGTACTGCAACTGGTGCAGGTTTTGAAACACTAGCTTTAGGGCTAGCTTTAGCTTTAGCTGTTGCCATTTTTGTATTCGTATTAAATATAATTAAAAACAAAAAGAATATAAGGGGGAGGTTTCGCCTCCCCCTCTATTCATATCAATAGTCTAATTAAAGACCGTTGTTCTTGATAAGTACGTGTTGGTTAGCAGCACGAGTAATCAAGTTACACTCAGAACGGTAGTTGAACTGTAGGCTATCAGTGTTAGCGTTAGTAACACCCAAGATAGAACCTGTCATCCAGTGCTCCATTTCACGAGAGTATCCGTTAGCAGCTTTGTAATTCATTTCCAAAGCAGCTGCACGGTTACCGCTCTTAGGATCTACTACAGTAGTCAAAGGAATCATAACACCGTTGTAGTCAGAGCTACCCAACAATGTTGGATCGTTCAACAATTTCCAAGACTTAGTGTGGAAAGTGTAACCACCACGACGGAAGCTTTGGAATCCTAGCTCGATAGCACCTTGCTGGCTGTTAGAGAATGCACCGAAAGCTTGAGCACCTGTAGTTACACCGGTGCCAGAAGTAGCCAAACCTTGAGCAACCATATCATCCAATGCTAGCATAGTAGCGCTGTTTGCGTAGATACAGTATTCTGGAGCAGCACCTTGCTTATCCAACTCTTTAACGATAGCGTCGATGTCAGACAATGTAGCGAAGTCACCGTCTGCAGAAGTAGAAGCTACGATACCACGATCTTCGATAGCAGCGAAGTAACCTTCAGAACCTACAACGCTTGTTCCATTGATAGAGAGACCTGCAGTAGCAGTTTTCTCACCCAACAACATCATCATTTCACGCTTGTCTAGGAAGCGCTGACGAGTATCCATTTCGCCTTTAACGTACCAGCGGTAGTCACCTTTACCCAAGTTGATCCAACCGATGTTGGTAGCTTGAGAACCAGAAACTTTGAAAGTTTCTTTCAAGATCATATATGGGTTAGTGCGCTTAACTACGTTAGACTCAATGAATTGAGAAGGCTGGTCTGAACCTTGAGCGAACAAGTTACCAACGATTGGCACATCCTGAGCAGTACCTGTTGCGATAAGCTCACCGAATGATCCAGTCAAGGCAACAGCAGTTGCAGATGCAGCAGCAGCTCCTGAACCAATACCTTCAGAATCAGAGATACCGTCGATTACCGCACGGATAGATCCGTTCAACAATACAACGTCATTGTTACGCAAGAAGGTAGAACCTGATGCGATTACGATCTCACAAGATGCAGCGCCAGAAGCGATGTCTGCAGTACCTGAAGGAGTTACAGTAGCTTTGCTGTGAAGACGAGACTCTTCCCAGTATTGTACTTCGTCGTTAGAACCGCTAGCTTTTACAGCTCCGGTCATTTTCAAGAAACCAGTGATACCTTGGTTACCGTAAGTTTTAACCAAAAGGTCACGGTTATCTGGTGCGTTTACTTCATCAATGAAGTCACCCAATGAAGTATACTTCGCTGGGTCTAGTGATTTAAATCCTGCTGAGACGCCGCCGCCGTTAACAGGAGGAGTTCCTAATGCCATAGTATTTTATTTTTTAGGCTTTATAAAAATCTTAATGTTTTGTCCACATTCAGAGCATCAAGTATTTGCTGCTCTAAATTATTGGTATTATTACCCGTTCCAACATTCGGGCTCTTTGTCGATATATTTGCAGCTTGATCAACGATTCTACGCTGTCCATCACTTAAGCCTTGCTGATAAATACTCTTTGCAATCGCATCTATATTATCCACCAAGGCTCGGTGTGAGTTAAACGTGTCGTAATCCCACTGACCATTCTGATCAACATATTGATCAAAGAAGGTTTCTATGTTGCTGTTCTTGTCTATTAGCTGACTTCTGTAATCCTCACTAATGCCAAACTCGAACTCCCCGCCGGGAAGCTCGAAACTCAATGCTTCTAGAGCATTGGTTTCTCTTTTCATAGAGCTGATCCATTGTTCGTCAATAGGGCTTTGAACAGCTGTCTCTTTTTCTACTTCAGGGATTGTGTAGTTGCTACGCAAACCTTCAATAGACTGTCGAGATTTATTTGCATCGATCTTAAGCTGTAATTTAGACAACTTGATTTCGTCTTCAGTGTATAGGTCTTCATCGATCTTGTACTTGTTTCCAACTAACATATCGATTTCCTCAGAATTTAAGTCTGGATATTCAGCTGTCATAGACATCTTTACCACTGTGAGGTCATCCATTTCGGATGGGTTCATAGCTTGGTATCTGAACCAGTCTTCTGGAGATCGACCTGTTTCTTCAACGAAATCAGCAATCACCTTAATTCGCTCATCAATCTCTGCTTGTCGTGGAGTTGTAGGATTCCGAAGATCCTCAAGACTGCTTAGGTCCATCCCTAGCTTTTCGCTAAGATATCCCATAACAAGCCCGTCAACATCTTCGTTGTCATACGACTCTACGTTATTTTCCGTATTTAAAGAACTGTCTGGTTGTGGGTCGTAACCCCCAACCGTTTCAGTCTGCTCATTAGATACTGGCTCTTGAACAGGCTGTGTATTTTCTTCTCCTGCAGAAAAATCAAAATCAGGCGCTACGCCTTCTGGGATTCCTGCTGGAGCTGTGGTCTCTTCTTGAACTGCTTCTGGTGTATCGCTTACCTCAAAACCAGCATCTTCAATAGATTCCAATAAATCATTTTCAACTGAACTCATAATATATATTTAATTAATGTTGCAAAATTAACGATTCTAACGATATCTTTTTACAATACGTTGTATGTCAGGAGAGTACTCAGCAAACTGCTCCCCTTTATTAGTCGCTGCTTTCTTTTGGGCTGTGGCTTTTTTGTAAAGCCCAGCCTTCTTCAGTGCAGCGACAGCTTTAGCTGGGAAGTACGCCTCTCCAGTATCTTTGCTCTTTTTACCGCTGGCTGTACTCCATTTCTGTTTTGTCCAATTTCTAAGGGACTGCTGTGACTTCTTGAGTGCCATTAGTTTTTATAGCCGCCTCCTGCAGCTTTATACTCTTTAGCGAGTTGCTGTGCTTTACGAGCAGACCACTGTCCGGGGTTACCACCACGGCTGCCCGCCATAATTTGCTTAAACAGCTTTTTTCTAAGCGTTGGCTTAGTATAGTTGCCGGCTTCGTTTACTCTTGACTTCTTAGCCTTCATAGCTGTTACTCTCCTTTAGCTGCATCTACAGCATCCTTCAACTCTTCTTTAACATTGGAGTATCTACGACGTGCTTCAGCATATGCTGCTAGAGCTTTCTCATCTAGATCGGTGAATCCCAACCAATAGCACCAGAAGCGCTTGTGAGTTTCCTTGATCCAAAGCCAAAATACTTTTAGGTGTTTCATACTATTTGTTTTTTAATCTTTCATTTTCTTTTTCGAGGAACTCTACCTTAACTCTAAGGGCAGATACCTCTTGGGTTAGTGCAAGTACCTGATTTCTCAGTTCGTCTTTCTCGTCGCTACTAGTGGCAAGAAGAGACTCTAAGTTTCTTACCCTGTTCTTTAAATCGTCTCTGTATTGCACTCCGTCATTGTTCTCTAACTTAGACTTTTTTTCTTCAGACCTTACTTTGAGTCTAGCCTCAAAGAATTTCCATATACCAGCAGACCCAGCTACTGTAGCGATGGTTATTATTATTTGTGTTACGTTATCCATTTCTGTGTAGCTGTTCTGTTTTTAATCTCTTGAGGTTTCCAAAAGAAGATATAACCAATATTAACCACCCGTAATGAGATGGCGTAGGTAGACCTATGGTCATTAAATACATAGTCAAGCTTGTGGTGTACAATCCAAAGGTTAATGTCGCTGCAATAACCCTGCAATTTAAATCGCCTTTAGATATGCAGTACAGCTGATAGACTCCTACAGCTATTAGAGCTAACTGATAAACAGGCATAAATCCAAGCTCTACAAAAGTGGCGATAGGCGCAAGCACTATAAGAGCTGCGCCTAGTGTAATCTCTGTAGGCTGGCTATCACTATATCTCCACAACTGACGTAGTCTATCAAACACCTTTCTCTATCTTTTCTTTAAACACTCTAACCGTATTCCAACAGGCGAACAATCCAATAACTATCCATCCCGTACGGCTGCCTTCCATTAGACCCGTCATACATAAGTTTACAATAGTCATTATGGCGATCAACGTAGCGATCTGAACAGCTAACAATCGCATACGTAATGTACCGTTCCATACGACAGCCCACATCTGAAATGCTCCTGCAGCTATCGCTCCAGCAACTAACAACCAGCTAGGGTTATGATGCTCTACAATAATACTAGCGGGCAGTGCGATCAAATGGCAGAAGGAGATAAGTATCTCATTAGGCTCGCTATCACTATACCAGAATAGATCTTTAACTTTCGCTAGTCCTCTTTTCTTCATCACCATTTAACTTTATCTGCCCAATAAGCAGCGGACAGCTTACCCTTGGCAATATTCTTTCTGTGACGTGCTTTAAAAGAAGCACGTTTCTTCTTCATCTTTTCTGACTCTCCTGCCTTTGGCTTCCCAGCGGTCTTAGCCCCCTGCTCACCAAAACGGATCGTCTTAATAGCATCACCTACCTTAGCGACAACAATGTGAGATTTCTTGGGATGATTGGGTGTTCGCTTCGGCTTGTTATAGCCGCTCACACCCGCACGTTCAAGTCTTGGATCTCTCTTCTTTGTTTTCATAACAGCAAAGGTATAAAAAAAGAGGTCGCATTTCTGCAACCTCTATACTGATAATCTATTGATTTTTAAGCTGTTAAGCCTCTTTAATTTCACCAGTGTTTAAGTCAATCTCGTTTACACCATACTTCTCACCTAAAGAAGTCTGTTGCGACTGTAGCTCAGCTATTAGTTCTTTAGCTGTTTCTACAGCTTCTAGCTTTCTCATTTCAAATGAGGCGATGTCTATGTGGACCTGATTGACTTTAGCCACAATATCCTTAAGAGCCTGTAGCTCTTCGTCTGTTACCTTTTCCATTGTATTAAATTTATTTAAGTATAAGTTACGCTAAGGCAGCGTTGATCGTTGCTAGTTCGTCAGCTGTGATACCATCAGTAAACCAATCAAATGATATTAGCATTGCTAAGTGGTCTTTATTTGCTTGTATAGTTTCTTGGATGGCTTCAATTATATCAGCATTAGCACCCTCAGGGGCAGTAGCGTTATTGATAGCATTAACAGAATCTCGCCAAGTGTTCAAGTAATGGTCTTTTACTTCTTGTTCGAATTCACTCATTTTATTTTGACTTTAGTAATTCAACTTCTGCTTGAAGTTCTTTAATGGCGTTGACAAGTACAGGGACTAATTTAGCATATTGTATAGATAGTGTTCCATCTCCCATTTCTTTAACAACATCCGGCACAACTTGCTTCATTTCCTGAGCAATAAAACCAATATCGTGTCTGCCGTCCGATTTTAAATCATACTCTACAGGACGCATCTGAGCAACATCATCAAGTCCGTAAGGAAGGTCTTCAACATTTTCCTTTAACTTAATATCTGAAGGGCTGCTCAAAGTACCGTAACAATATAAATCTGTGATTAGGGAATCACCGAGCATTATCGTATTAGCGCCTTGCCCAATAGCATCGTTACCAATGGCTATTTCATTTGTTACAGTGACTGCTGAAGGATGAGTTTCATTTCCTATAAAAACACAATCCGTTAAATCTGTGACGTTTGAACCACCAGAAGTATTTGTCCCAGCTTGATTACCTATAATTACATTGTAGTTAGATGTTGTTTGCCAATAGGCTGCTTGATAACCTAACATAACATTATAGCTACCTGTAGTAATATCTTGACCCGCCCCCTGGGCCCCAATGAAAATATTCCTAACCCCTGTGGTTACTGCGTTTCCAGCATAACTACCAATTGCAACATTTCTATTAGCGGTAGCGCCGTTTCCGCCTGCTAGCGCCCAAGTCCCTATAGCAGTATTATCGCTACCCAGTACATTGTTTGCAGCGTATCCACCAACAGCAGTATTATTCTGTGAAGTAGAATTGTCTTCAAAAGCCTTATATCCAACGGCAACATTTGTTGATGCAGTTGTGTTTTGCTCCATTGCATCTGCCCCTATAGCAACGTTATTTGAACCAGTGGTATTCATTTCTAAAGCCCACGCACCTACAGCTACGTTTTGGGCGGCTGTTGATTGAGTACGTGCAGCTTGATAACCTACTGCTGTATTTCTTTGCCCGCTAGTTTGATTTTGAAGTGCTGATGTACCTATCGCAACTTGAAAATTACCAGTCATACCTACACCACCGCCTAGAGCATAATCACCAATAGCAATACCCTTACCTGTAGTAATTTTTTGACCAGCTCTATACCCAATACCTACAGAGCGAGTAGAACTGACTTCTTGCAAGCTATATGCCCCAACCGCCACATTCTCAGATGTGCTTGTAGTGTTGGTATCGCTCATTGCATTATATCCAATAGCAACATTGTCAATAGCGCTGGTAATATCCTCAAGGGCTTTGCTACCAATTGCAATGTTTCTTTGGCCAGTGGTCATTGCCGCCAACGCATCCGTGCCAAAAGCAATGCTGTATCTTTCGGCCCCTACATCAATGTTGCCTAAGGCATTTGTGCCTATAGTGTAACTATCTGTTTGGCCGCTAATAGGCGATACACCACCGCCGCCACCTGAACCGTTTGCCGCTGCCGTAATACGACCTTGTGCATCAACAGTGATATCAGCTGTTGTATAACTGCCTGCTGTTACAGCTGTGTCGGCTAGCTGGTCAGGACCGATTGAGTCGTCAGCAACGATGTTATCTGGATCTATTCTTACGTTATCGGAGCCTAAGTAACCCACCAAGAAATCTACGTTTGCTGGGTCTGTCTTTAATGTAAAGTCACTAAATTTTTTATTTGCCATTTTATCTTATGATTCTATGATTAAAAAGTCGCCATTCTCCGCTACCATATAAGAATCATCCTCCGCCAATATCTCAAAGAATGGTGTAGGATCATCATCTGAAACAGAAGGTGTTTTGAGGATATTTATTCCTAATATTAACATTATAGTACTTCTCTGTATGCTAATATTTTACCTGAGTCACAAGTAACAGAAGTGAACCTTCCGAAGATTGTAAGACCCTTTGGTATTGTTGTGTCTGTAACGCTGTCGCCCTCTGTTGCAGTAGCATCAATCTGGGCGTCTTCCAAAGCTGTGATAGCGATATAGTTGTGAGAGTTCACCGTTTCCGATGCACCCACCAAATCGAATCCAGCCTGACCAAAAGCCTGAAGATTGAAGTTAGCGTCTCTCTGTAATTTTTGAGCCATTATTATTTGTTTTTTGCAAAGTTAGTGTTTTTATGAAAACATATCTGATTCATCAGGGAGCTCGCCTCGGTAACCCTTGCGCTGGCTTATAAGCTTAGACTGCTCTACAGCCTGCTTCTTAACACGCCCGTCTTTACGGTCTTCCTTCATAGCTTCTTTATCAGAGGCTACTCGGCTTTCAATCTGCTGCTCCATCACACCAAACTCGCCCTTCATTTTCTCAAGCTCCATACGCATCTGGTGTTCTAGCTGTGCTAGCTGAGACTTGAGCTGGTATTCCATCTGCTTCTTCTGCATCTCAAGCTGTACCAGTGCCTGCTGCTTCTGAACCTCAGCCTGTGCAGCTACCTGAGATGCCTGAGCGTTAGCCTGAGCTTGCGCTTGGATATTCATCTGCTGCATCTCCTGTTGCTTAGCAATACGCTTCTTACGGCGGATGATCAATAGACGCTCTGCCTGATCAACATCCTTGATGTTTCTAATGGCGATGGCGTCTTCAAGATCGATCTCTCTCTGACCTAGTGCGATCTGAATATTCTGCTCCAAGTACTGGCGATCTCTATCGCTGAGGTCTGACAATACACGGATGCCGAAGTTGTACATCGGTAGATCCTTAAAGCTATTCAGTACCTCCATATTGGTCTTACCAATAGCCTTCTCGTACACGTTGTATAAGACAGATTGTGAAGGAAGGATCTGTAGACATTTTAGAATGTCTTCACAGACCTTCCTATATAATATCATACTAGCATTAGTCACATCGTACAGCGCATTGTTTGCTGCCGCCATAGCCATCTGGTTCACCCCTACTAAGGCTTCACCTTTTGGCGTAGAACCGTCTACCACCTCGTTGATACCCGTAGCATCACGGATCATACGTAGGTAGTGGTTATACAGAGCGATAAGCTCGTTGATGTTTCTGATGCTGTTGTCGATCTGACGAACGGGCGGGTTTTGGAAACCGCCCTCTGGGTTCTTACTGCGGTAGTAGAACACACCAGTTTGCTCGTAGATGTCCTGAATCTCTAGGGGTTGCAGGTCTCCACCACGACCGAGGTCTACATTCTCTAGACCTTCAACATCGATGATGATACCGTCAGGCTTTGCCTTGGCAATAGCTTGCTGGATCTTCAGGTGAGACAGCTGTAGTTGATCCGCAAAACCAATGACGCTAGAGACAAGGCTCTTAGGAACCATATTCCTAATGTTTGTCGCTACCACAGAGTAGGACATCTGCGCACGGGTGATGTCGTGGATATTCTTAGGGACGTTGTTCTTTTGTCCGTAGTTCAAGATGTGCTCTGTGCCGATGATGTACATACCTCCGTACACGGTGGCGTTATTCATCTGTACAGGCTCTCTATCGTATACACTGTTCTTTGGTGTTTCGTAGGTATTCCCCTTGTAGTAGACTCCAATGTTTCCGAATCTAGACTTCTTCTTCTCGTAGATCATAGAATCGACAGATAAGAACTCGAAGTCTAATACCTCTAGGGTGAACTCATCGTAGCCGTAAGTGTAACGGCTGAGGCGCTGGTCGTAATAGTTCTCCATAAAGCGAGAAGCATTATTACCGTACTTGTTCATTACTGTCTTAGCAATCTTCTGGTACTCCTCTTCAGAGAGCTGGTCGCCACAAAGACGCTTCAGCTCTTGGATAGAGATGCGCTTGATGTGTCCTGCGTATACGATGTCTGAGAATGTAGGGTCGTCAGTGTAGCTGTGTACAAAGAACGCCGGGTCTACATACTCTTCGTTGATCCCGTAGTTCGGGTCGTTGCTGCGCTTGGTCACTGCCATACCACAGCTTACCAAATCCTCCACACATCTGCGGTATACACGCTCGTCGAAGTTGTTCCAACTCAGCGTCATATTGGTAGCTAGCTGTGCAGCGATCTCTGCATCAGTCTTAATATTTGTATCTAAGAAGATTTCTACTTCTTCTGGTGTTTCTGGCAATGATTCAGGATCTACGTCAACATTCAATCCAGATTTTTTTGCCTCTTCGAACATCTCCTTGTTCTCGATACGTAGTGCTATCTTTTTCTTTTTGACGTCCTTCTCTGATCTAGAGAGTGGGTCGATAGCTTCTACCTGTGGGTATCTGTATGAGGAGATGATTTTATTGACAACGATTTTAGCGAACTTGGGGACGATGGGAACTGGAGTCCAGTCCAGTGTCATCATAGTACCGTCACCATTATTTGGATCCAGCGAGTTTAGAATCTGTTTATATATCGTGGTGTCTTGGGTACCGTTAGCGTAAGACCTAGAAGTTTCGAACTCCTTGTATCTGCGCTTATAGAGGCTGCCCTCGGTATCTATGCCGCCCCATTGAGCCATCAATGACTTCGCATACGCTAGCCCGTATGCCTTACTCATTTTCTCTTCCGTGGGCGCTAGAGGATCCGGAAAAGTATACTTATTTTGATTATTCATCGTTTCGCTGAATCTTTATCAACTGCAAATATAACCATTTTATCAACGCTGGATAATCTTGCCCTTTCTGAAGAACGTCTTGTCTGTATTGTCTTTTTTAACTTTCTTTTTCTTAACTCTTTGTGCTGCCAGAAGCGCTAAACCAGAAGATATAGTAAGGTCATATTGCGTACGGTTATCTATGCGAAAATTGATCCAGTCTTCCAGCGTTCTGTTGAAGTACATAGGCTGGTAATTTCCGTTATCGTCCATACCTACATACTCGTGGATATAGGACTCTATCGCCTGTGCGTGTGCCTGTATCACATCCTGTGAGTTCGACGGGATTCCCTTGGTCTTTACCGTAACTCTAGCTGTTGACTTCAGATGTTCAGGGCGGTCCATCAAGTACTCGTCGTAGCCTCGCATCTCGAAGTAGCGTGCTATACCGTACTTGTTGTTCTCTATTAGTATTTTATACCCATAGAATACCGCAGCCATCAGCACATCCTCGTAGAAGATCCTAGCCAATGGCGGACGTGATGCATACTCCACTACAAACATATTAGAGGGGTACTCCATATTAAACTTGTTGTAGAGATGGAAGGCTCCCTTAGAGCCTCTTCCATCGACCGTAGCGTCGAGGTCATAGCTATCCACACCTCCCACGCCTAGCCAATCGTTACCCGGAGACTTTTTGCCGTGGTCCATAGATACATTGTTACGCATACCCATAGGCGGCATCCAAGATACTCGGAACCTACCGTTGACATCCGGCTTGAAAATTACGCTGCTATCTTGTTTCCCGTCTACCCATACGAAGTTACCCCTGACTACAGGTTGTGGGTAGAGGTCTTGGTTGTATTCTATTTGCTCGTAGATCTTTGAGATATTAAAGAGGCTAGACTTAGTGGAGTCTCTGAAGGCTTCCTCTGCCGTAAAAGGGAACTGGCGTATGCTTTCGTTAAGCTCATTGCTATCACCTGACAATCCTTTGCGTTCATTCTTGAGATAGGTTTTAGACCCTATATCTATCTGTTCCCCATCCACACCCATTACAGGTTCTTCAGGGTCATCAACAACGGGATTACCATAGATATCAAAGAAGCCTTCCAAGGCTTCGTAGGCGGGGACGAATATACGGTATAGCATACTCTTGGTTCTGCCGTTAGAGTTTCGGTCGTTGGGGTTGGACATATCCCACAGGTCACGGTAGTTTCTACCGCCCTTATCCAGTGGGTTAACTGTTGATCCGATGATCGCCTTACCGACAAATTTACGCCCTACCATAAGACAGGTACGCTGGATACGCCAGACCTCTAGAATGTCTTCGGGCTTCTCAAACTTACCGCCCTCATCAATAAACAACAGCTTTAGTTTCTCACCATCGTATGCATTGGATGTGGTGTTGCGCCAGTTTACTATTGTGTTCAGAGCCTGCCCCTTGAAGCTGGTCTTGTTGTTCTTGGTGATACGCTTACTAGGCTCACGGAAGGCGAGCTCAGTTCTGGGATTTGTGGTACCGTCCTGAATAGGTTTGAAGAAGAAAGGGTACTGTCGGTACATCCCCACCACCTTCTTCATAAAAATGTTCTCCTGTGCGTCCTTACCGGTCTTTGACATAATCCCTATGGTGACATCGTAGGTTGACGTACCTACGTCGTCAACCTTGCTGGCAGCGATGTTAGTGTATCCAGAACGGCGACACTTGGTATACAGCTGTCCAGCGCATCTAGGGTCTACGATGCACGCTTCCATATGGTAGGAGATGTCTCTCTGGAACCGCATATAATACCCGTAGAAGCTGGCGTCGATCTTGCTCCACTGGAGCATCATATAATGGGAACCCGTTATATATGTGGGCTCACCGTTATTAAAAAACCACAGCCCCTTTTTACGTCTTTCAAATTCCTGATCGATGTAGGGCTCGTACTTCTTCTTGAACTCCTTGGGCATATCGTACCACTCATCCATACTGCGTATTCTGGACAGCTCGGTGGGCATCTCCTGACGCTCCCATCGCTGCTCACTCTTAGGCTTATCGTGGTATAGGATCTTGTTCTTTGGTGGTACTTTAGGGAGCTGTATAAACAGGTCAGAGAGCTCTATCACCTCACCAGATGTATCGTCTGGACAGATGTTGATCACCTTCTCATCGTAACCTTCTATGTCTTTTAGACCTGCCATTTAAATTATATTTTGTAGCTTTACATTAAATTAACATTGCGACTATGAAGAAAATTATTCTAGTTATCATCGGTATGTTAATGCTTACGTCCTGTGCAACAGGCTCCCACGTATATACAAATTGTGTGAAAGCAGACTGCGAGATTGCAGCTGTTCACCACCACGTATACTAACGCTGAGCATACCTTTCTGCTAACCCGCCAGAGAAATCTCTGGCATCCTCAATCCCTCCAGTCTCCTTAAGCTCCTTAATCATTGTTTCGAGCTTCTGGTATTCTGTGATCAACTCTTTAGCATCTAGAGCTGACTCTTTTATGCTCTTGAGTTCCGCCCTACGACCGGACCCTGTGAGGTCCGAGTCTACGGGCTTTTTGATCTCTTCGGTGATGTTACGTATGGCTTGAGCCATAGCATCCAGCAGATCCTCACCAGCCCTTACACTGCTGAACATTTTCTTGCGTCCCATTAGAATCCAGTGGCGTAGATATCATCCATATGTACACGGTAGAGTATCTGTCCGTCTACCTCCATTTCGTAGTCGGTGTTCTTCATTATCATCACCTTGTCGCCGGATTTCAGCCCTAGCTCCTGCACACGTGGGGAATCATACAGCACATACCCGAACTGGTTGTACTTAGGCTTCTTTGTAGATACTACGATGCCTGATTCTGTGACCTCCTCGTCCTTCTGCTCTTCTGGAGTTAGGAAGATCCAATCTGAGATAAGCTCTACCTCACCAGTGTCCTGACACTTAAAGGCGTAGGCTTGGCAGGCGTGACCGTTATTAGGGTTGAAACGTATGTAGTAGATGTCGTCCTGTACGATCTGTCCACGCCCGTTACCAGCGATCACTACGTGATGGTGGAAGTAGAGGGTATCGCCAACCTTCACATTGGTCTCATACTTCTCTGGGATGGCTACTACTTCAGCCTCCATCTTCCTGTTCTTAAACTCGTTGAATTTTGGGTCGAGATATAGGCTGGTGTCGCCCATCTGTATCTCGTCATTGAACGCCTTTGGGAGGCGTACAAAGAAGTCGTATATACTACGCATATGAATTAAATTTAGTTTCCTTAAAACTCTAGGTCGTACTCAATAAGTACGGGAACGTTCTCCACGCTCTTCCACAGCATCACACCATTCTTAGGATGCTTTATATATACTAGGTATCTTTTTTCTTTGTATTTGTGTAGGTAGGCATCGTCTAGGATGATGGCGTCTACCTTGGAGTCTCCAGCCTTCTGACCTACATAGTAAGCCATAGCTTTCAGGGGGTCTACCCCAATGATTATTTTACGTATCATTTCGTTTAATTTAATTC